TCAAGGATCTCGGGGCATCAGAGATCGGTGCGAACCTATACTCGCTGCAAGAGCTGAGTGATGTTCGCTCAGCAAACCTTGAGGCTGTTGGGCGCTTTGCCAGTGTGGCGACGCCTATCGTCAGGGCATGGTAGAAGGGGCCCGCTGCTAGCATTCCTGACTTTTGGCGCGAGACGAATGCTGCTGCCCTACATATTCGCTCGAAACTCGACTCAGCTGGCGCGATGGACTTCAGAGTAATGGATGAGGCGGCGCTCATACAGTGGTGCGTGAAGCTACGGTTATGGCCTGAAGGAATGGACCCGACACTTGATAGGGACTTGCTTGGAGTCAGTGCGGATGCAATCGATGCTGCAGCAAAAGATGCCAATCGCGAGGCGGAGGAACGAGCCGCAAAGGCCCGCTCCGTAAGGGTCAATGACAACGACGTCGACCCAGAGCACGCGGACTGGAATGCGATTTCAGCTGAGATCGCTGCTCGCCTTTCAAAGCAGGTGAAGGCAGCTCGCTTGGTCACACCGACCGAGCTCTCCAAGCTCGATAACAGGTCCCGACCGCACGCCTCAAGTTAAGAAGGATATGATCGGCCGACTCGGAGAGCTGGTTGTCTATCATTGGCTAAAGGCTCGCTTTCGAAATCAAGACATAGACAAAGCATGGGTGTCGCGGTTTGGGGCGCTGCAGAAAGGCAAGGCTTGGTCTGATGACCTCGGCTACGACTTCGAGGTTAAGCATGATCGGCGGACTTGGCTCATAGAGGTCAAGGCGAGCCAAGGCGATCGATGTCAATTCGAAATGGGAGAGTCGGAAGTTCGCGCCGCGCGCGAAGCGGCGCGGCCTCGATCAAATCAGCGGTACATCGTTATTTATGTCGCGAATCCAGCCACTTCGGACTACACGCGCATCGATATCTTGCCCAATCCCATGAGCGAGGAAGCAGATGATGTCCTCCAGCTTCTCGGAGAAGGTGTGCGCTACGGATTCAAACCGAAATTCCAACGGCGTGGGCGCTGAGCGGAGGCTTACTCATTGTTACCAAGGACTTCGCGCCCTCTTGCTTCCACAGTGCTTCCACG